CTATAGCCAATGGGACACTTAAGAGATTAATCATCAATATGCCCCCGCGGCATACTAAATCTGAGTTTGCCAGTTACCTATTACCTAGTTGGTTCCTGGGCCGGTACCCGAATAAAAAAATTATCCAGACATCTAATACGTCTGACCTGGCGGTTAACTTTGGCCGGAAGGTTAGGAACTTGGTGGACAGTGAGCAATATGCAAGAGTATTCCCTGGCGTGGCGTTGAGACAAGATAGTAAAAGCGCCGGCCGGTGGGCTACTAATCAGAATGGGGAGTACTTCGCTATTGGTGTGGGAGGTACTGTTACCGGTAAAGGCGCTGACCTTTTAATCATTGACGACCCGCATTCTGAGCAGGAAGCTGCTTTAGCTGCTGGCGACCCGGGCGTATTTGATAAAACGTATGAGTGGTATACCTCTGGACCGCGGCAACGTTTACAACCTGGCGGAGCAATTGTGGTTGTGATGACCCGCTGGGCTGAAAGAGATTTAACTGGCCGAGTTTTAAAAGACGCCCAGATGCGGGATTCTTTGGGTGAGTGGGAAGTTGTGGAGTTCCCTGCGATTATGCCCAGTGGCAATCCGCTCTGGCCTGAGTTCTGGTCTGCGAAAGAATTGGAAGCTCTGCGGGAAGAGTTACCTCCTTCTAAATGGAATGCTCAGTACCAGCAAGCTCCTACTGGAGAAGAAGGTGCTTTGGTTAAAAGAGAATGGTGGAAGATGTGGGAGCCCGAAGACCCGCCTAGATGTGAATTTATCATTCAGAGTTGGGACACCGCCTTTACGAAGAATGAACGTTCTGACTATTCGGCCTGTACGACCTGGGGGGTCTTTCATATGAACGACGACCCCAATGATGTGAATGTGATTTTGCTGGATGCGTTTCAGAAAAGGATGGAATTTCCTGAGCTGAAAGAAAAAGCGATGGCCAACTACAGGGAGTGGGAGCCGGACGCTTGTATCATTGAAGCCAAAGCTGCGGGTGCTCCGTTGGTGTTTGAGCTTAGGTCTATGGGTTTGTTGGTAAGTGAATACACACCTAGTCGGGGAAATGATAAATTTGTGCGATTAAATTCGGTGACGGATTTATTTAGATCTGGCAAAGTATGGGCGCCTGAGACAAGGTGGGCCAGTGAAGTGATAGAGCAGATGGCTGCTTTCCCCAATGGCGAGCATGATGATTTGGTGGACTCAAGTACCCAAGCGCTGATAAGATTCAGGCAGGGCGGGTTTTTGCGTTTGGATTCTGACGAACGTGAAGAGCTGCAGAGCTTTCGCCGCAAAGCGGTTTACTATTAAGGTAGAACATGATTGAACAATCTTTGAGCCAGGCCCCTATGGGATTAGAGTCATTAGTGGGTGATGCAGAGCCCATGATGGAAATTGAAATTGAAAACCCCGAAGGTGTTCGTATTGGCATGGACGGGATGGAAATTGAATTATTGCCGGACGCGGAAGACGGCGGCTTTGATGAAAACTTGGCCGAGGTGATTGACAAAGGTACGTTGGCTGGGATTGCCAGCGACATCATTGAGATGGTGGATTCTGATATCAACTCCCGTAAAGAATGGGTAGAGATGTATGTCAAAGGCCTAGATGTCCTGGGGATGAAATATGAAGAAAGAACCGAGCCTTGGAATGGAGCTTGCGGCGTATTTTCCACCATCCTCACAGAGGCCGCTGTACGGTTCCAGAGTGAGACTATTCTTGAAACGTTTCCTGCTCAGGGCCCGGTTAAAACGGAAATCATTGGCGCCATCGATAAGCTTAAAGAAGATGCTGCGGAGCGCGTCCGTGAAGATATGAACTTCCAGCTGACGGAAGCGATGCCTGAATACAGACCAGAGCATGAAAGAATGCTGTATTCATTGGGTTTAGCTGGCGCTGCGTTTAAGAAAGTATATTTTGACCCGTCGTATCAGCGTCAAGTAGCTATTTTTATCCCTGCTGAAGATTTTATTATTCCCTATGGCGCCTCTAGCGTCATCAATGCAGAGCGTGTAACCCACGTAATGCGCAAAACAAAGAATGATATTAAGAAATTACAGGTTTCTGGCTTCTATCGTGATGTAGAACTGGGTGAACCTGTCACGATTCATACGGACGTAGAGAAAAAGAAGGCCGAAGACCAAGGATATAGCTTAACTGATGACGACCGGTACCAGATTTTGGAGGTGCATATTGATTATGACCTGCCAGGGTATGAAGATGAAGACGGAATTGCTCTACCTTATGTCATTACGATTGATAGAGGTACCACAGAGGTGCTTTCTATCCGTAGAAACTGGTCAGAAGACGATAATCGCAAGCTAAAGCGCCAGCATTTCGTCCAATATACGTATGTTCCTGGCTTTGGAGCGTATGGATTGGGTTTAATTCACTTAATTGGTGGTTATGCAAGGGCTGGAACGTCAATTTTGCGCCAATTAGTGGACGCTGGCACGCTTTCTAACCTGCCCGGAGGCCTGAAATCCCGCGGTTTACGCATAAAAGGGGACGATACACCCATCAATCCAGGTGAATTTAGGGACGTAGATGTGCCTTCTGGCACTGTGCGCGACAACATTATGACGTTGCCGTACAAGGAACCGAGCCAGGTTCTGTCTGCATTGCTCGACAAAATCACCCAAGAGGGTAGACGTTTGGGCTCGATTGCAGATATGCAAGTGTCTGATATGTCGGCCAACGCCCCAGTTGGTACCACTTTAGCACTGTTAGAGCGCCAGCTCAAGAACATGTCTGCCGTCCAGGCGCGCGTTCACTATTCTATGAAGCAGGAATTTAAGCTGCTAAGAGTCATCATCCGTGACAACACGCCAGGTGAATATGAGTTTGACCCATCTAGTGGCGACCGCATGGCCAAGCGGGAAGATTACGACATGGTGGATGTTATCCCCGTGTCTGATCCCAATAGTTCTACGATGGCCCAGCGGATCATGCAGTACCAGGCGGTTATCCAGCTGGCGCAGCAAGCTCCCCAGATTTACAACTTGCCCGTTCTACATAGACAGATGATTGAAGTGCTGGGTATTAAGAATGCTGACAAGTTGGTACCAGTGGAAGACGACATGAAGCCGCGCGACCCAGTGAGCGAGAACATGGCTTTCCTAAACGGCGAACCTACAAAAGCTTTCATCTACCAGGACCACGACGCCCACATTGCTGTTCACACTTCAATGATGCAGGACCCATTGTTGATGGCTCAGATTGGCCAGAACCCAATGGCCCAGAAAATGATGGCCGAAATCCAGGCGCACATTGCAGAACACTTGGCCTACGCTTACCGCAAGAAAGTGGAAGAGCAGCTGGGCGTTCCAATGCCGGCGCCAGATTCAGAACTGCCAGAAGAATCAGAACTGATGCTTTCCCGTTTGGTGGCTCAAGCTGCAACTCAGTTGCTGGCTCAAAGCAAAGGTCAAGTGGCGCAACAGCAAGCTCAGCAGATGGCCCAGGACCCAGTGGTTCAGATGCAGCAAGCAGAGCTGGCCATTCGCAAACAAGATGCCGAAACCAAATTGCTCAAAGTCAAAGGCGATTTGCAAATCAAGGCAGAAGAGCTGGCGCTCAAAGCGCGCGAAGGTGCGGCCAAGATGGGCGAAGATCCCGAAATGGCGGCCATGCGTACCCAGCAGGAAATCGTGCAAGCTCAAGAGCTGCATGCGTTAGAAGTTGCCAGCCAGCAAATGGCGATGCAGCAACAACAAGCGCAGGCTCAACAGTCCATGGGTCAGAGCGATGAGCAACACAAAATGCAATTAATGCAAAAATTAATGCAAGCCCAACAGAAAGGTGAATGATGAACCACAAACTGCTTGATATCTTGAACGGCAAACTGCAAGAACAGGTTCAGCAGGTGGTCGATGTTGTTAGTGCTGGTGGAGCTAAATCCCACGAGCATTACAAAGAACTGTGCGGAACTATCCGAGGTCTGCAAACCGCACAGATGGAACTTGCTGACCTTGTGCGAAAAACTAAGGATTATGACGATGACTGATTTTGATGTGAAAGCCGTAGATCTTTCCGGATTGCTAAATACATCCGCGGAAGAGAAGGCCAAGCAGGTACCTGACCCGGCTAC